ACTTTCATGCTGCCGCCAATTCAACTTTGCGCTTGTTTTTAGCGTTGGTGAGAGTTGCCATTGCCATCGAGTCTTGCCCCGTCTGAGCCGCTTTGTAAGCCGTTTTAAAGGCTGTTTGAAGATCATCAAGAGTGGCTGCAGCGTGGAATGCGCTGATGTGGTCTGTGCAATCCATCGTCGGCTTCGGCTTTGCAAGGCTAGCTGCGTTGCCATCGTCGTCCTCTGGTGCCACTCCAACGGCGGCAGACAGGCTGTAACGGCGAGCATAGGTAAGTGCCGACCCGTAGCCCTGCGCGTCAATCTTACTGACAGGCAATGACAGGACACCGCACGAAATCCATTCGCCTGATGCGTGAAGCAACGTCGTTTCGACACGCACCTCGTCTTTGTCGCTTGGCTCTAAGGTCTGGATGTAACTCAAGCCGTTGGCGCTAAACGCGGCACGTATGGCTTCCACGACGCTGGCAAGGTCAGCATACCGACTTTTGAAAAACGGGTTAGCAGAGTCTTTAAGTGCGCCTTTCATCACGCCCTGCGCATGCGCCAGTGCCGCCGCAAGTCCTGCAATGCCTTCGCTTTTGTTCATTTGTTACCCCATATTATTAGGATTGAAAAACATATCACTGCGCCGACGACGCAAGCGTAAAAACATACTTCTGAGATGCTCATGCTTCCTCCGCGTATTCGAGCGCAAGTTCCGCGACAATATCTGAGTCTTTAAAATGTGTTTGCAACAATTCTTTCACCGTTGTAAGTTCGTGTTCGACGCGATTTTCAAACGCAAATGATCGAGTATTGCTGAGAGCCGAGATATACATCTCAAGAAAATAGCTCGCATCTCGATGCTCATAAAGCCAATCATACAAATCAAACACGCTTCGACCATTAGCAGGATACCTACCGTGGTCAATAACGCACTCAATCACATGCTCAAGCGCAAGTTCGTAATGCCGAGCCGTGGGCTTCGCGGGTTGGTTCGGATAACAGCGAGAGCAATCCGTGGCACCGCACATGCAGCGTTCGGCAATCATGCTTTCTCCCATTCGATTCGACCTTCAATTAACTCCACGGCTTCGGGATCGACCCACGCGCACACCGCGCCGTAATCGCACCACTGCCAACCATCTGGTTGTGCGTTCCAACCAAGTGTTGCCAAATCGTGTTCAATTGCATCTGATAATTGCATTTTGTTTCTCCATTTATAGGGCGGGAATTACCCGCCCCGTTATTTAGTTGAGCAACTTGCCAGCTTCACGTTCCAGCGATACGCGAAAATCTTGATGCTGTATTCCGCGAGCGTAAGCCGTGATGCCTGTAGCCGCGTCCCACATCGTTTCTATCGGTCGTTGTTCGTCGTTCATGTGAGCCGCTTTAATCGCGCTGGCTTGACTGCGGGTAAAGCGTTTGGACAAGAATTCATCTACGTTGTTAATGCGGTTGGCGCGAGCATCTTCGATTGCTTTGATAACGCTAGTTGTGCTGCTGGTAGCGTAGCTTTCGATTGCAGGTGCAATTTCTTCAAGCCAGCGGTCTGATGCGGATGCTGTGTGACGAATTTTGACTTCTGCGTATTGAGTAGCGCCCCACACAATTCGATTGCAGCAAACATAATCAAAAAGAAACGTGCTAATTCCCAAAGTCGATGAGCCTACCTCGCTGTTCCACACAAAAAATCCTCGCGCCATTTCTCCTGTTTTACCATCTCGACGATTGGGAATTTCTATGCGATGCTTTTCGTCTGCGAGAAACACAAACATATCCCTGTCGCTTGCATACAGGGTGGTGTTGGTTTTAGTTATCAAAACATCCTTCCCGAATTCGCCCGGAATGCGAAAGTCACCTGTAAGGCCATCACCGAAGCGATCAACCAGCGCTTGCGTGATTGTTGAATTCCACACTCGACCATAATTTGGGCCTGTCACAGCGCGAAGTTCAGCAGGGCCACCGTTTTTATAAAGCAGGATCCCGCAATCTTCAATGCCACGCGAAACCTGCAACCCGTAGTTGATGCAATCTGCTGCCATCGGCGAGGGCAAACTGCGAAGATAACCTGATGGCGCGCCGGCACGTTGTGCGAGTTGCCCGAAAGACCAGTTGGTAATATTTACATCACCACCGTTGGGGCCAACACAGATCAAAGCCTTGTTATCACCTTCGACGGGGCGGCATTCGATAACCCTGCTGCTCATTACTTTGGCGTGGCTACGTTCGCGCACCGTTTGCACATGCTCGTTGAGTTCTGTAAGGCTTAAAAAACGCTCATCTGAAGGACGGGCTGACCACTGGCGATTTGCTTGCATTAAGGTTGTCATATCTTTTCCTGTACTGTTACCGGATTCCGCACCGGCGAGCGTGTTGGCAAAAATTGCCAAGAAAGGGCGGACCCTTTCCTTGCAAGTCTTACGCGGCTACAGCAAGTTCAACAACAGGTTGCACCCTTTCATTTTGCTTCTCCGTTTATTTGCCAGACGCGCTCTGGCTGCGTATTCCGAAGCCCCCGCGTGGGCAGGGGCAGGGGAATCAGGATGCTTCATTATTTAAAGAATAAATTGCGGAATCTAAATGCTGCCCAATTTTATGATCGTCAAACTCAATTCCAACATGATCCGCAAGCATTGCTACAATTTCGAGCGCTGTAGACGCAAGGTTTTTTGCTGCCATCAATTCGCTGTCGCTTAATTTTTCGCCCGCGCCGCTTTGCATTTCGTTTAGCGCATTTAGGCAATCAAGCAAGTCGCTGTTTGTGTTTTCAAATCTGCAATAAGACATGTTCATTTTGATTCTCCTTTAATGGGGGCCGAAGCCCCCGTTAATTTTTAGTAAAATTTTACGATGTTGCCGCAATTGTCTTTTGCAACATTCCACTCAATATTTAATTTTTTAATTGCGCTAATTGGATCAGCATATTTCGTTGCATCACTCAAAAAGCAAAGGTTATGAAATGATTCTTGATAAATGTTTTGTGCGGTAATTGTGTGGTTCATTTTGGTTCTCCTTTGGTAAACACGTTTGCAAGCAGGTATGTAAAGAATTATAATTAGTTCTGTTTTGGCTGTAAACATATATTTGCAAATAATTAAGATATATTTATTTCTCAATGAAATCAAAGGGTTACGTATGAAAACTAACGACGTTCTAACGCATTTCGGTGGGAAACGAGCGACTGCTGAGGCACTTGGGCTATCAACTCAAGCGGTTCAGGCGTGGAAATCAATCATTCCGCAGAAGCAGGCGTGGCGAATCGACAGATTGACAAACGGGGCGTTGAAAATCGACGAGGCACTATATGCGACAGGCCGTGACAAGCCAGTTGTCACGTGACAACTATGGATTGCCTCGGCTGCAACCTAATCGAAACCTTGCCGGTCACGCTGCGCGACGGTCGCGTTGTTTGCTCAAGCTGCGAGTGCTGGCGGTTTGAGTGCGAGGCTCGGCATGTGCTGGCAAAGCCGGACGTTGAAAAACGGGTTTATCTAGAGGAAATTGGCAAGAAGCGCGGTGAGACAGCAAGGCATGAATTAAGGCAGGAAATGATCTATTTACACCGGATGAAAAACGATTTATGATTTATTCGCGCTGTGACAAGCGCATAGAAACCGATAGAAACAGTCTTTTTTGGGCTGGCCTATCGCCCGTATCAAACCCTAACGGGTGTCGGCTTCCGGAATTGTCACCGATAGGTCAGCACCAAAGGAGACTGTTTGTGTTTTATTATCAATTTAACATTGGCGATTATCTTAAGCACACGGCGCATTTAACGCCGTTGGAAGATATTGCTTACCGGAGACTTCTGGATTTTTATTACGACACCGAAGTGCCAATACCCACCGCTATCCCACTGGTTTCCCGTCGGTTAAGAATTCCCGTTGAAACGATAAAAGTAGTGCTTGATGAGTTTTTCCAATTGACCGACGAAGGCTATAGAAACAAGCGGGCAGATGCGGAAATTGTTGCTTATCACGCATTCCTGCAAAAACAAAAAGCCAATGGAATCAAGGGCGGTAGACCTAAAACAAAACCCACCGATAACCCACCGGTTAGCCAACACGAACCCAAAATAACCCTAAACACTAACCGAGAACCACTAACCACTAAACAAAATAATACAAAAACAATACAGCGCTTCGCACTTATTATTCCTGCCGACGTTTCACAAATTGTTTGGCAAGACTTTTTGGCTACCAGAAAAACCAAACTCACCCAAACGGCGCTGACAGGCATTGCAAAGCAAGCCGACATTGCCGGTATTAGTTTGGAAGCCGCTTTGCAGGAATGTTGCACTCGTGGTTGGCAGTCGTTTAAAGCTGCTTGGGTGCAGCAAGGGCAACCTCAAAAAACCCAACACCAGCTAAATCAGGAAGCCATTGCCCGCTCGATTTTCCCTGACAAATTCAAAACAGACGGAGGAACGGTTTATGACTCAACAGTTACCCGACTCTTGGATTGATCGAATCTTTGCCCGACTTCAAGGTGTTTACGGACGAGACTTTACCGGCAATTTTTCTACGGGGCTGGTGGACGGGGTGGATTTGGGTATCGAAAACACAAAACAGGTTTGGGCAGAAGAATTAGCTTGTTTTTCGACAGCGCCGATGGCGATCAAATACGCACTTGAGCACCTGCCAACTCGATCACCTAACGCGATTCAATTCCGCGAGGCTTGCCGCGTTGCCCCGATAGTTGATGCTTCGTTAAAGATAACGCAGAAATTATCGACCGAAGAATCTGCCGCTCAACGGCTTCGGGTAAAAACATTACTCAACAATTTAAAATCTGAAATGCAATCAAAAAGGGAACCAAAATGAACCAATGCGAACAGCTTTTAGAGGCGATGAAACGCGGCGAACAATTGACTGTGGCAGAGGCGATGAGCCGGTATGGGGTCTACGCGCTGAGTCAAAGATGCGGTGAGTTAATCCGGCAAGGGCATCCTGTAACTGTTGAAATGATTACTGTCCCGTCCGGTAAGCGGGTTGCAAAGTATTCAATCCCGCGAGGCCAGCAGGAATTGTTTGGGGCGATAAATTGAATGAGCTGGCTCTTTTCGCAGGCGCTGGTGGAGGAATACTCGGCGGCAAGCTGCTTGGATGGCAAACCGTCTGTGCTGTTGAATGGGAACCCTACCCCGCAAGCGTACTGTGCGCCCGACAGAATGACGGACTTCTCCCGACTTTCCCGGTTTGGGATGACGTACGGACATTTGACGGAAAGCCGTGGCGAGGAATTGTTGACGTTGTATCTGGCGGGTTTCCCTGCCAGGACATCAGCGCCGCAGGACACGGTGCCGGTATCTCCGGCAGTCGGTCAGGACTCTGGTCTGAAATGGCAAGGATTATTGGGGAAGTACAACCACGCTACGCATTCGTGGAAAACAGCCCAATGCTCACTTCTCGAGGACTTGGAACAGTGCTTGGAGATTTGGCCGCGTTGGGGTTTGATGCGAGATGGGGTGTCGTATCAGCAGCAGACGTTGGTGCGCCACATCTCAGAGAGCGAATCTGGATTGTTGCTACCAACACCGGATACCAGCAACCGAGACAACAAGAAAATGGTTTTCGACAAGAGCGCGACGAGTCAATCCGGCCGATCATTGGCGACTTTTGCGAGAACCTTTCCGACACCAACAGTGATGGATTCAACTCTATCCTGCAAAGGCAAAGCTGGCGCAAAAGGAAAACACAGTGTGCAACTGTCTCACCTAGCAACCAGTGGGGCTTTGATGACAGAAAATCATTGGGAAACTCAGGACAAATTGAGGGAAATGGGGATGCTGTCTGCGGCAGAGAAACGACAGAGATTTCCGACAGTAACAGCGACAGCCAATCAACTGGCGCCGTCAATGCAAAGTCGTTACAAAAACCCAATATGGCCCACACCGACAGCACACAACGCGAAGGAAACAAATGCGCCAAGCGAGAGCAACCGGCACACGCCAACATTGGCAGCGCAGGCTGGTGGGCATCTGAACCCAACGTGGGTCGAGTGGCTAATGGGGTGGCCTGTAGGGTGGACAGACTTAAAGCCATTGGCAATGGACAAGTTCCAGCAGTGGCAGCAACAGCATGGAGGTTATTAAATTGACAATTGCTTTTGTAAGTATTTGCAAAGTCTGCGAGGAACGCCGTAGCGCGTCTGCAAACGCCGCGCAATGGCCAATCCTCAAGGCGTGGTCAGAACAGCGCCAGTGGCCTATTAACGGCATCCTCAGCGATATTTCAGCGGAGGAATGGAAGGATATTCTCACGGCAGCCTTTGAAAACGATGTAAATCCGCGAATTGCGCCAGGTTTGAATGGCGGGATGGTGATGCTCGGTCGAAGAACCAGTAGGTATGGGAAAACTCGGTTCGGTGAATGGTTGGACTGGCTGAATGCAGAAAGTCATCATGCGGGGATTAAAGTACCGGCACCGGAGGAATTTTGACCAAAGAGGAAAAAAAGTGGATGAGTGCGGTCGCTGATCTCGGCTGCATCGTCTGCCTCGACGAGCATGGATTTGTGCCGTGTCACGTTCATCACATCTTGGTCAACGGCAAACGGTCAGGGCATTTAAATACCATCGGCCTTTGCCCGACGCATCACGAATCGGGTATTAGAAACGCTTTTGCAGTGTCCAGGCACCCATTCAGACGCGAATTTGAGGCAAGATACGGAACAGAATGGGAATTATTGTTAAAAACCAAGGAGTTAATATGCCCGCAGGATTCAGAGGAAGTTACGCCGACCACGTAATTGAATTGGGGATTAAACGTGCTTTGAGAAACAAAACGCAAAAGGAAAAAAAATGCGCCGAGCAGCAAAAATTGACGGGAATCACACCGAGATTGTTAAAGAATTCAGAGGCTATCCCGGTGTCACCGTCCTGTCTTTAGCCGCAATTGGGAAGGGTGTCCCTGATTTACTTGTGGCGTTTCGTGGAGTAACTTGGTTAGTCGAAATCAAAATGAGCAAAGGAAAGCAAAACGCCGAACAAATTAAGTTTGCAAATGAGTGGGCAGGATGTTGTGCGGTTGTTCGTAATTCAGCGGACGTTGAATGGGTTATTAAAGAAATGCAGGTTGTTGATTGTTAATAAAACAGTTAGTATTTAATAAATCACAAAGGACAATATATGATAACGAAACAGATTTTAGAACTGGTGGCTCAACAGCCGTTAAGTGCAAAAGAAATTATTGAAAAACTGAACGGCAGCAAAACAGTAGTTTTTGCTACTTTGAGTTCGCTATCTCGGCGTGGTTTAATTAGTCGAGAAGCAGTTAAAAAGACCGAAGCTGGCAGGGGCCGTAAAACCATCTATATCTATCGAGCGAATCCGGCATGCTAACAATACAATACAAAAAGATTGAACAATTAATTCCGTATGCGCGAAACAGTCGCACCCACAGCGATGCTCAAGTAGCGCAGATAGCCGCCAGCATTAAAGAATTCGGCTGGACTAATCCTGTGCTGATGGATGGTGATAACGGCATCATTGCAGGACATGGCAGGGTGCTTGCTGCAAGAGTGTTAGGACAGACTGACATTCCTACGATTGAACTGTCGCATATGACAGACATTCAGAAACGCGCTTATATAATTTCAGATAATAAACTTGCGCTAAATGCTGGTTGGGATGAGGAAGTGTTAGGACTTGAAATTGCCGAATTGAAAGAATTTGATTTTGATTTAGGTTTGACCGGCTTTAGCGCCGACGAAATAAACGCTTTAACAATAACAGAAAATTATCCTGAAAGCAGCGCAAAAGAAATAGACCCAGACGATTATAAAATGTCTGACACCTGCCCTAAATGCGGATTTGAATTCAATGCAAAAACCTGATTGCTCTTGGAATTTATCAGACCTTGCTAGCATGCCGCAAAACGGCATCAAAGTAATGAGCACGTTTGCCTGTGGTGGTGGCTCGAGCATGGGCTACAAACGGGCTGGGTGTGAAGTCATAGCAGCAAATGACATAGACCCAGAAATGGCGTGGCATTACAAGCTAAACATCAATCCAAAGCATTATTTCCTTTGTCCTATCCGCGACCTACTGACCGCCGACTTGCCGTTTGAGTTGTTTGATTTGGATATTCTTGATGGATCGCCACCATGCAGTACATTCAGCATGGCAGGTAGCCGAGAAAAAGCATGGGGCAAGGACAAGCACTTTCGGGAAGGCCAGGCAAAGCAAGTGCTTTCTGATTTGTTTTTTGATTACCTGGATTTGGTAGGAAAACTAAAGCCTAAGGTGGCTATCGCCGAAAACGTTAAGGGAATGCTGATCGGCAATGCGAAGGGCTATACGAAGATGATCATGGCACGATTCAAAGAGCTGGGTTATCGCCCGCAATTGTTCTTATTGAATGGTGCAGATTGTGGTGTTCCACAAAGACGTGAACGGGTTTTCTTCGTTGCCATCCGTAATGATATTGAAGTCAAGCCATTGAAATTGGCTCCAAAGCATCAATGGATTAATTGTGAAAATGCCACAAAAGATTTGAAAATAACTTCGGATGAGTTAAGAGAAGTTAAATTTACTGCTAATACAGATTTAATCTGGTGGCCTAAAACACGTCCCGGCGAAGATTATGGAGATGCGGTTAAGCGTAGCGGCCTACCCGTTAAATTATGGAATTCAAAAAAACTTGATGCAAAAGCACCATCTTTAACATTGACCGCAACATTTACAATGTTCAAGCATTGGAGAGAACCAAGACATTTAACATATCGGGAATATGTGAGATTGGGATCATTCCCAGACGATTATCAAGCCAAAACAGACAAGATCGGCAAGTACATGATTGGCATGAGCGTTCCGCCTAAAATGACAGAAGTAGTTGCAAGGGCGGTATGTGAGCAATGGTTAATTAAATAATTATATTTTTAAAATTGAAATGCCATCAGTACCAAGCAATCCTAAATGCACTGAATTAGGATGTAATAATCAACGCTCATTGTTTAATAGTTTCTGCTTGGCGCATGGTGGTCGTGATAAACCTCGGTATTATTACAACGACAGCGAACAAAATAAATTAAAGAAAAAACAATATAACAATTCAAGGTGGTCGAGGTTGAGGCAACGACAACTAAGCACACAACCCCTATGCCAAGCCTGCCTGCAAGACGGTCACCTCAAGACAGCCTCAGACGTAGACCATGTGTTTCCGTGGCATTCAATAGGTAAAGAGGCATTCATGCTTAACCTATTTCAATCGCTGTGCCATTCCTGTCATTCAATCAAGACACACCTAGAGAGGCAAGGCATCTATCGTCACTACGACGGTCCTAGCGCGTTTAAAGACTATGTTCATGCCGATTGGCAGATGGCTATCCAGCGGCAATATGACGGAAAAACGACAGAAATTTAGAAACTTAAAGTT